TACAATTGTTAAGAACAAAGTACCTTTGTTTGATACGCAGGGTGTTCCTATATTAGACACTGATGTGTGGTCAGGCAGTGAATTAAAAGTCAGCGCAGAACTTGTGCCTTACTACACAGCCATGGCAGGGGCAGGCGTTAGTCTTAGATTACGCGCTGTTCAAGTTGTTAAGCTAGTCCAGGGTGGTAGTGGTGACGCTTCCGGATTCGGATTTGATGAAATCAAAGACGGTTATGTAGCCGAGAAAAAGGAAGTGGCAGATGAGGTATCAGTACAGGAAGAAGAAACAACAAACGCTGACTTCTAAACAGGTAGGTATAAAATATGGATTTCGTAGTGGCCTTGAAGAAGTTATTGCAGAAGAACTTACAAAAAATTCTGTCGATTATACTTATGAGGAAACGAAATTGTCATACGTCAAACCACAGAAGACCCATACTTATACACCTGACTTCTATTTACCTAAGCAGAAAATTTTTATTGAAACAAAGGGCATGTTCACCACCGCAGACAGACAGAAAATGCGGTTGATTAAAGAACAGTATCCTGAATTAGATATTCGTTTTGTGTTTAGTAACGCGCGTGCTCGTATTAGTAAAAAATCACAAACGACATACGGCATGTGGTGTGAAAAGTATGGTTTCCTGTACGCACATAAAAAAATACCAAATGAATGGTTAGATTAATGTCCTCCTCGGACACACGGGTACGTGGTTTTTCTTTCTCCTCCGCGTGCCCGCTTAGGAAAATTTATGAAACAAGAATCAGAATTTATACATCATGCTCCATGTAATGTGTGTGGCAGTAAAGACAATGCAGCCGTTTATTCAGACGGACACTCGTATTGTTTTGGATGTGGGCACATAGAATCAGGAGATGAAATAGTGAACACTACGCCTAATTTAGAAAAACGAATTAACTTTATAGAGTACGAAGTAGTAGAACTTGGTCGCCGTAAATTAGATATCAACACACTAAAAAAATTTAATTACGGGGTTGGTAACAGTAAAGGAAAACCTGTACAAGTGGCAAACTACTACAACACTGAGAACCAATTAGTTGCACAAAAATTACGTTACCCTGACAAAAGTTTTCAATGGATAGGTGACGCAAAAGACAGTGTGCTTTTCGGACAACAACTGTGGCGTGACAAAGGTAAGATGGTTGTTATAACTGAAGGTGAGATAGACGCTTTATCTGTCTCTCGTGTGCAAGAAAACAAATGGCCTGTAGTATCTGTTAAGTCAGGAGCACAAGGCGCCAAGCGTGACATACAACGTGAGCTTGAATGGTTAGAAAATTTTGAACAGGTTATTATCATGTTCGACCAAGATGAGCCAGGTAAAAAAGCGGCCATAGAATGTGCAAAATTATTCAGCCCTAACAAAGCAAAGATTTGTCAACTCCCTTTGAAAGACGCTAATGAAATGTTGGTTGCTGGTAAGACTAAAGAACTTATAGATTGTATGTGGTCAAGCAAAGCCTATCGCCCTGACGGGATTGTGTCAGGCGCAGATTTGTGGGAGACCATACAAAAAGAAGACACGTATGTTTCAGTAGACTACCCCTTTCCATTGTTGAATGTTAAGACACATGGGCTACGTAAATCAGAACTGGTTACAATTACAGCAGGCAGTGGTGTGGGTAAGAGTAGTTTTTGCAGGCATGTGGCCTCGCATTTGTTACAAAACAATTACAGTGTTGGATACATTGCGCTTGAAGAAACAGTGAAACGTAGTGCGTTAGGTGTGATGGGAATTAATTTACAGAAGCCTTTGCATTTAACTCGTGAAGGTGTAGACACAAAAGAATTAGAGGAATGTTTTAAACAGACTGTTGGTAGTGGTAACTTCTATCTTTATAATCACTTCGGTAGCACAGCTTCAGATAATCTAATTAGTAAAATTAGATATTTAGCAAAAGCGTGCAACGTGGACTTTGTTATATTAGACCATTTGCATATCGCATTAAGTGCCGTCGGTGAAGATATGGGTGACGAGCGAAAGCTCATAGATTACACTGTTACAAAACTTCGCACGTTAGTTGAGGAGACTGGGATTGGACTCATCTTGGTTAGTCATCTAAGACGTCCCGAAGGTAACAGAGGTTATGAAGATGGAGTTGCTGTTAGCATGAATTCATTACGTGGCAGCGCGTCAATAGGTCAGTTGTCAGATATGATTATAAGTATGCAAAGAGACTTGCAGGCTGACGACAACCAGACACAGTTACACATATTAAAAAATAGATTCAGCGGAGAAACTGGCAAAGCGTGTACGCTGCAGTATAATTTAGATACTGGGTGTTTAACGCAGACTGAGGATTTCGCTGATGACTTTTGATAAAGAAGTAAATTGGGGTGATGTTATACTTGCTGCACTATTCGAAGTTAACAGCACGGATGGTGACGTGACTATTGCAGTGCCCGATGAATACACAGCCAAGATTGTTGTACAAGCACTAGCTGCTTTACAAGAGGCGGGAGATGCAGATGTCTGGAGAATCAGGGTTGAAGTACGTACCAAACATTAAAGTTAACTACAAGTTAGTTGTTTGTTACTGGCATGACATATTGTCGGTCGCTGATTGGTGTGATTTTGAAGACGCCGCTAAACGTTTACCTGTTTTGTGCGTTACAATTGGTTGGTTAATACACGACACTGGTGAGACAGTAGTAATCACTAATGAGATTAACACTATAAGGAGCAAGGTTGTGGACCAAGTTGGTAACACAACTAGCATACCTAAAGGATGTATTGTAAAAATGAAAACACTTAGGACCAAGATTTGAAATATTGTTTTGATATAGAATCCAATGGCCTGTTAAAAGAGACAACAAAAATACATTGTATTGTTTCTAAAGACATTGATACTGGTGAGGTATACACTGAGTCAGTTCCCAAAGCTCTTGAACGTTTAGAAAATGCGGAGCTTATTATTGGACACAACATAATTAAATTTGATATACCTGTATTACGTAAACTCCACGGCTTTAAAACTAAGGCTGATATATTTGATACTCTTATAGCAACGAGGTTAATATACCCTGACATTGCTGGTTCCGATTTTGCTAAACAAAATTTTCCGAGAGATTGTATAGGACGTCACAGTTTAAAAGCCTGGGGTTATCGTATTGGTAATTACAAAGGTGAATACGAAGGTGGGTTTAATAAATTTACAAAAGCAATGTTGGAGTATTGTATACAAGATGTCGAAGTTACAGCCCAGTTGTGGCTACGCATACAACAAGCAGGTTATTCGCAACAAGCTATGGAGTTAGAACATAAAGTTGTGACTGCTATCCATGAACAAGAACAACACGGGTTTTCTTTTAACGTAAAGAAAGCACAGGAGTTGTCAGCTATTCTTAACGCACGTCTGTTTGAATTGAATGAAGAATTACAGAGTGTGTTTCCCCCTAAACTTGTACGAACAGCTTTCACACCGAAAGCAAACAACAAAACTAAAGGCTACGTAAAAGGTGTTCCAACCTTTAAAGAAAAGATTGTTCCCTTTAACCCTGCTAGTCGACAGCACATTGCCGAACGTCTAACAGATTTACATAGATGGGAACCAACAGAATTTACAGCGGATGGGAAACCTAAGTTGGATGATGCTATTCTTAGTAGCCTTCCTTACGATGAAGCAAAACCTTTAGCAGAACATTTTTTGTTAGAGAAACGTATTGCTCAAGTCGCTAACGGAAAACAGGCATGGTTAAAATGCGAAGTAGATGGTAGGATACATGGAAATTGTAATACCAATTCTACTGTAACTGGCCGTGCCTCCCACACTAATCCAAATTTAGCACAGGTTCCTAGTGTTAGTGTTCCTTATGGTAGGGAATGTCGCTCGTTGTTTACTGTATTACCAGGTAATAAACTGGTTGGAATTGATGTCTCCGGATTAGAAGTACGCATGTTGGCACATTATATGGCTAAATATGATGATGGTAAATATGCAGACGTGGTGTTAAATGGTGACATCCACACAGAGACACAGAAATTAGCTGGATTAAATAGTCGTGATTTAGCTAAACGTTTTTACTACTGTTTCTTATATGGAGGCGGTGTCAAAAAGATTGCACAGGTCACAGGTAAGAGTGTGCACGAGGCATCCAAAGTAAAGAAACGTTTTTTAAATAACTTACCAGCTCTCAACACGCTCATTGAGAACGTACAGCTGGCTGCCGCCCGTGGTTATTTAATTGGTTTAGATAAAAGAAATGTTAAAGTACGTTCTCCACACGCAGCACTCAACACGTTGTTACAATCAGGTGGTGCGATTGTATGCAAGCAATGGCTTATTGAATTTGATAAAGCCGTAGCTAAATACCCAGATGTTCAACAGGTTGTTTGGGTACATGATGAAATACAAGTTGAGTGTCCAGCATCCTTGGCCGACGAGATTGGTAAGATTGCAGTCGCTGCTATTGAACGAACAGGAAAACATTTCAATCTCCGATTACCTCTTACAGGGGAATATAACATTGGAGATAACTGGAGTGAAACACATTGAGTCCAAGAAAAGGTAACCCTGATTTTGATAAAGATTTACAATACGGTTTAGACAGAGAGAATCGCATCGTTGCAATTCTTGATGCTAAAAAAACTAAAGCTGAAATAAAAACTGAACGTGATTGGTGGTTCAGAAGTGGCAACATTTGTTTAGAAATAGAAAGCTACGGGAAACCATCAGGCATCATGACAACCAAGGCAGATTACTGGATACAGATACTAGCTTTAGGTAAAGAAGATTATTGCAGATTAATATTTGATACTAAGACTGTTAAACGTCTGGCTAAAAAATATTTAGATACAGCTCGTTACGGCGGTGACTATAACAAAAGCAAATTTATTCTTATACCATTAAGAGATTTGTTTGATAAAAAAAATTTACCAAGGATACCTAAATGAAACAACTACTAATTGACGGTGACATTTTAATTTATAAAGTGGCTACTAAATTTGAAACAGAAACCAACTGGGGTGACGGGATATGGACATTACATACTGATGAGCGTAAATGTAAAGCAGGTATACGAAGAGAACTTGCTAACCTTATGTTGTTGTTAGACGCACAAGATTACATCGTTGCGTTTTCAGATAAAATTAATTTCCGTAAAAAAGTTATGCCGTCATATAAACAGCACCGTAAAGAAAAACGTAAACCTATGTTGTTTAGTTTGTTAAAACAATACGTTATAGATGAACACTACGGCATCGTCTTTGATTCTTTGGAAGCTGATGACGTGCTAGGAATTCTTGCTACGGATGTTTCATCTCCTGAAATTGAAAAGATAATTGTTTCTATTGATAAAGATTTGAAACAAATTCCTGGCCAAATTTATGACGGTAAAGATTTGACTGTTGTTACAAAAGACCAAGGTAATTATTGGTTTTTAATACAGACGCTAGCGGGTGATTCAGTAGATGGATACAGCGGCTGTCCTGGTATAGGAATTAAAACAGCTGAAAAATTATTAAACCCTGAAGTTTCTTTTGTAGAAAATTGGAACATTCTTGTAGAAACTTACCACAAGAAAGGGTATAGCAAAGACGAAGTGTTACAACAAGCGCGTGTAGCAAGAATACTTCGTTACGATGAATATGATATGACTCAAGGAGAACCACTATTATGGACAATGTAATGTTACCAACGATATACCAACAATATATACACACTTCTCGTTACGCACGTTTCGATGCAACCAACCAACGCAGAGAAACATGGGCGGAGACTGTAAGAAGATACTTTGATTTTTTAGAAAAACATTTAGAAACAAAATTTAATTACAATATGGGTAAACTTAGATTAGAATTAGAACCAGCTGTTTTAAATTTAGAAGTCATGCCGAGCATGCGTGCACTTATGACAGCAGGTGTTGCCCTTGATAGAGACCACACTGCTGGTTACAATTGCAGTTACATACCTATAGATGATGTACGAAGTTTTGATGAAGTTATGTACATTTTGTTATGTGGTACTGGTGTTGGGTTTAGCGTAGAGTATAACAACGTAGAACAACTGCCTATTATTGCCGAAACTTTTTCCAAAAGTGATACAATTATTGTTGTTAAAGATAGCAAGGCTGGGTGGGCCAGTGCGTTTCGTGAACTACTTGCGATGCTATACTCAGGACAAATACCTAAAGTAGATGTTACTCAAGTACGTCCTGCTGGTGCTCGTTTAAAAACGTTTGGCGGCAGAGCTTCAGGTCCCCAACCTCTAGTTGATTTGTTCGACTTTGCAATTGAGTTGCTTCAAAAAGCAGCAGGCAGAAAACTCGAAGCTATTGAGTGTCACGATTTAGTATGTAAAGTAGGAGAGGTTGTTGTAGTAGGAGGGGTAAGACGTTCAGCTTTAATTTCGTTAAGCAACATACAAGATGACAGTATTCGTAAATCTAAAACGGGACAGTGGTGGATAGAAAATGGACAACGTGCATTAGCCAATAACAGCGCTGTGTATACGCGTACTCCTGACATGAGTTTATTCATGACTGAATGGAAAGCATTATATGAAAGCAAAAGTGGTGAACGCGGTATCTTTAATCGCCAAGCTGCTAAAAATAAAGCGGCCGAGAATGGTAGAAGAAAGGTTGAACATGACTTTGGTACTAACCCTTGTTCTGAAATTATCTTGAGGCCTTATCAATTTTGTAATCTAACTGAAGTGGTGGTAAGAGCGACAGACACTCAGGTTAGTCTTCAAAATAAAATAAAGCTAGC